TTTTTAGGAAGTATTGGTTGGGTGCCGTTGGTTTGAAAACACAAGGTCAATTGTTGTTTGGCATTGGGAACATTGTTGCCTAGCCATTCTGCTACATCCCAATATTCTTGCCCCAACAACGTTTCACCACCGCAAAATACCAATTGATGTAGATTGCTAAGATCAAGTTTAGATAAAGATTCAATTACGTTGTATTTATTTCTTGGTATTGATACCGGTTGATCCCATAGTCCATGTTCTTTAAGATGTCGTTGCCAATATGTGCTGTCACGAGGACTACAAATACGACAAGCTAAATTACAGCTAATGTCAAACATGAGATCAATGCGTGATGGTCCTGTTGTGTCGTATTGTCCAAAAATATTTAGGCCTTCATTCATTCCAGTTCTAAAACTGACCTCATTTGAAGATTCTAATCTTTCACAGTTTGAACAACCAGAATCCCATATATTTTTTTTATTAGTTTCTCTCAGCGTTTCTAATTTTTTATTCCGCCAAAAATTATGATCAATTTCCACAGGAAAAGCATCATTACGCAAACAACAATGTCTTATTACAGCTTGATTGTCAATATTGGTTACCTTGAAATCAATATTCAACCCGCCATGTATCATTGAGCAATAAAGATTGGTCATGACTGTTTGATTTGTCCCAATAGCTGTTTTAGTTTAGCACTTTGCACATCGGCAGTAACTTTACTAATTCCACCAGGATCAACATCTACAGTTTCTTTGTTGATCATTGTGCTTTTTGCTTTGATGCTGTCAAGCAAATTGCCTTTGGCAAATGAATTAACCGGCCCAGCTTCCTCACCAGGATCAGTGATACGCATGGTTTCAATGTTGTAGTCCAAGTCAATCTTTTGTCCTACGCCTGTACTGCTACGACTCTTCATACATTGGATCTGATACTTGCCACGCTCACGCATGGCTCTACTTGTAAAGATTCCAAACACATTGTCGGCTGTGTTGATCTTGCTTATACCGCCTGAGATATGACTGTGATCAAATTCAATTTCTTCCACAGCACTACGATTCAACTGACTCGCTGTCACAAACAACACATTGAGCTCTTTGGCCAAGTTACGCAGTTCTTCGCTCACATACTTGTCTTTGACAAACAGGTCATTGGGGCTGACTTTTGCACTTACCGGCATCAACAAGTCCAGGTAATCACACATGACAAAGTCTACCTTTAGTCCTGTTTGCACTTGTACTTCTTTGATGTAGCTTCGTATGTCATTGATGTTGCTCTGTGCTGGCAGGGCCTTGATACGGTACTGTCCAGCTTTCTTGCTCACAAGTTTGACCTTGAGTTCGGTCTGATCAATGTCCTTGCGGATCTCTTTGGTGCTCATTCCGGCCAACATGGCATCAGTCCTCAACGCACACAGTTCTTCACTGAGTTCTAAACTGATATACACGCCACTGAGTCCTGCTTGCAACCAACTCAGGGCTATGTTCATCATGACCAAGCTCTTGCCCGATCCTGATCCACCTGCGAATATGTTTAGCTCACCTCTGCTGAATCCACCATACAAGATCTTGTCCATCTGTGGCCAACCTGTTGACACCTGTCCACCGCTATTAAAGTATTTGTTGATACGTGCTTGCGGATCTGCAAAATAGTCTGTGCCCATGTCCTTGGTCAAGCTGATCTGCACCGCATCTTTGATCAGTTTCTCCACTGGATCATATTCACCTTTTTCCAGCAAGTCTGCTGATTTTAGGATTGCCCGTTCTAGTTCTTGGCGTCTAGTAAAGCCTTCAAACTCGTCCATGAACCATTCAAAGTGTCCGTCGTTCAAGTCAGGAATATGATTCAGTCGCACACCTGTGCTGGCTGCAATCTGTTCTGTGGTGGGCAAAGTCTTGTGATCGTCACTGTGCCGGGCTATAAACTCAGCCGCAGGTCGCAAACTTCTATCAAAGTTTTCTGGGTTATAAATGTTCTGCACACGCACATAGCTTTCTGCGTCCTGCAACATCATTTCTAAGAACAAGCGTTGGACTTCAAGTCCGTAATCTTTTAACATAGTATCAAATTGTAATTATAGGTCCTGTCAGAGATGCTCGCCAATTTGTGCCTCTTAAATTGTCTAATTTTTCAAAATATTCTAACCATTGCATGTCACTTTGTTGACTTACCAGAGAAATCAAATCGCTGGCCCCAGGCAAGTCACTCAGTGATTGTAACATATCCTGTGCGTGCTGTTCAAATTGTTTGGGCATGTGAGTCAGGCTCAATACTCGGCCGCCATATGAACTGGGTGCAATTGCTTTAACAAATATATGGCTATTGTCTCCTTGATTGCCAGTCTGACAATTTTGTTTCCACCACTGATAAAAGTCATCCAAGTTAAACACATTATGTATGCCTACAATTGCATTGACTTCGATCAATATACAAGGATCTGGTAGTTGTCTATACCACTGAATGTTTTCTTGTACCTGTTGCCAGTTGGCCGGATATCTGGTATATTCAAAAGTAGAACCGCTGCCATCCAAACTAAAATGTAATCTCACCCACTTGGCTTGTTTCCATAATTCAACAAGTTTATTTGATACTCTCACAGTTCCATTGGTATTGTAAGTGAGTGTGACCTGATTCAGTCTACCAATGCTGGCCAGATGTTCTAAGATCAAAAAATTATCAAAATTAAGCAAAGGTTCGCCGCCGGTGAAATGCACATGTTCAAGACTAGAAAAATTGAGATTTTTCCAAACTCTATCAGGATATTTTTTTAATTGGACCGTATGAGCATGAGGATCAAATATTTTGTAATCTTTTGACCATGCACTGCTGTAACGGCTGCTACAAGATATACAAGTCAAGTTGCAAATTAAACTTTGCTCAAGATGTAATTTTTTTATCTCAACACCCGAATCAGTCCAGTATTGTTCAAGCCTGGTGCGCAATCTCTCATTGTGATATTTTGATGATTTGCACGCTGGATCACACACCGCTGGAACTTTGTTTTTGGCTTCTGTTCGTAGGTCTTGTAGATAAGGATGATCAAATTCAACCACATCAATGATTTTTTTATTTTGGTAGCAACACATTGCAATTGAATTTTGTCCCTGGGGAGTGCTACCTATAAACAATCCTTGGTCATAATAATTGCAAAAGAAATCTTGAGACTCTGTGATACTTTTAAAGTTGTCTTTTAACAAGTGATTTCTTCCTTAGTTCTATTTTGATTCGACTGGTTTCTCGGGCCTGCATGATAGTTATCAAAGTTGCTAATCTTCCCCAGCGAATCACAGCATCGTTGACATCTTTGACATCCACAGGCCAGTCGGGCATGCTCACACTCCATCCTAGCTCTACCGCACGATCCACCAACTTCATGCCTGCCGCATCTTGATCTGGAACCACTATGATCTCACGATCCAGGCTACGTATGAGTCTGACCTGTGCATCATTGATCTCAGCATGTAACACAGCCAAGCCGCCGATACTGAGTGCATCAAACACTCCTTCAACCACTATGGCATAGCGCCAGTCGGCACCTTGTAAGTCTGTGCCAAACACATAGCCCAGTTGCGTGTCGTGTATGTACCGGGGCTGGCGGTTGTCCAACATGCGACTGCTGTAGCCTACCACACGATTGTCATAGGTAAATGGCACAATGACCTGCGGACGAGTCCAATGCACACTGTCATTTTCCAGCACAGTCATCACAGGATAGTCTTCGGGCACGGCACGGCCACGCAAGTAATCCCAATGCGTATTGTGTTTTGTGGTGATCAGTTCTGCAGCCGGTGGCAGGTCGCGTTCCTCAAACTCTATGCCTTGCAAGGTGTTGCTTAACCTTTGACGATCTGTCAGCAAGCCTTCCATGTTGCGATGACGCAGGCTTTCAAGATTGATGCGTTCTATTTCCTCTGCGGGTACTCCCAGCCATGACAACAATTTTCTTGCCTTGAAACTGAGATTACGACCTATGATAAAGCTGGCAGTGTAGCCACAGTTGAAACAATGAAAGCTCCAACCCGCATCTGTGGTTTTGATACCGCCACGACTGCGGCGATCTCGGCTTTCGCCATTGTGCTCACAACAGGGTGCATTGAAACTGATCCAACCCGAAGCACTGGGCTTGCGTCGTGCGGGCAGATAAGCGGTCACATCAATCATGTGTCTATTATAACACGATTTTTGGCAAACTTCAATGAGTTTTGATATTATCTATACAATAGATCAACCACATAACCGGTGCTGATTACCACAGCAGCACTGGATGTCGACGGAGGAGCAGGACTGACCACACTGGTCGAGCCTGCATTGGGTAGATACCAATAACCACTTCCACCATTGGTCACTGTGATACCTGTGACCACACCACCCGAGATAGTGGCTTCTGCTGTTGCTCCAGAACCGCTGCCTATGATGTTGATCTTGGGTGGTGCCAAATAACCATTTCCACCGTTGACCACGTTGATGGCGGTGACCACACCGTTTTCTGTAATGGCTGTGGCTATGGCTGGTAATCCAGGTTGATCTGGCACAGCAAAAATGCTGTTGTTGAAACACAATCTAATTATAGGATGCCATCCCACAATGTTCATGTATATGGTTCTGGTTTCGTCGTAATAGGTAGTAGATTCTGTGACATTGTAAAATATGCTTTGGTAGTTTTCTGCAGCCTGTGCTTTGATTGTGCCTGTGTAACCCACCAAGGTCATCTGTACCGTGGTAATGCCTTTTGTGGGTTCAATAAAACTACTAAAATATTCAGTGTTTAAAAAACTGTTGTAAAAATTTCCACCATTGGGATTTCCAGAATAATATGGGTTGGAAGGCCATTGGGTCCATCCAATACCATCTGGACTGCCCTGAGCACTAAGTTTGATAGTAGGTATTGTGAGTGGTGCGCTTGGAACATACTGTGGTAAAATTGAATCCACAATGTTCGCAGGAGCCCGGGCGCCGGCCTGTGCGTTGGTAAACACTGCTTCAACTAAATTGCCACTGCTGCGTTGGATACTGTAGTTGGCTGGCTGTGCCAAGACCTCCAGCAGTTCAGCACTGGTCAAAGTGACCTTGGCACGCCCAGTGGCCGCATTCAATGTGACCATGGGTTTTTCCAGCAATAATTCGTCGCCAGCAGTGTTGATCACCCTGAACAAGAATGTGCTGCCAGTGATGTTTACCGGCTTTTCTTGCTGATTGATAAATTCAAACAACAGCACGTTGTCTACACCTTTGTTTATGGTCAATGGTTTTGCGTACACAGGATCATACCTATAGATAAATGTTTCGCCCGCACCTGTGTCTATGAGTAACACCTGAGTGATCTGCTGATAGATATAGGCCTGAGTCGAGTACATACAGAGTATTTAGCGCGGTAAGATTTCAACGTGAAAACCATTTGGTAAATATCACAACCTATGAATCATGATCTGTTTGCCCGATTGGCTGAAAAATACCCATTTATCACCTTGTGTGTGTATGCCAGCACAGAATATGTGGGCATCATACAAAACCAAGACAGTGCAGTTACCACTATCTATGATTTTGGGTCCATACAACACCCAGAAATCAAACAAAAATTTATTGAATTGGCCAATGTATGGTGGTGGGAAAGTAACAGAAGCATACCTATCAACATATTCCTCAAGGGCGATTGGGATATGTTTCGGCCCTATCTAAGAACATTTACCAACAAAGATCTTGAAATCTTGCATGGCCCTGTGTGTAGTCTCGGCGAGATGGCCAGCAGAAAAAGCAAGCGCAAAAGCATTACACTGGTGCGCAGGATTGACTGAGCAGATTCATGTGCAGTGCCACCAAAGTTGCGTAACCAAGGGCATGAGATTTCTTGAACACAAATCCGCGGCTGGCATCGCCATCCCACACAGACGTAAACACTGTGGCCCAATCCTTGTCCTGTAGGTGTGCCTTGCCAGGCCTGATGATGCTGATAAAGGCCGCCATCCTGGGTATGCTGTCGGGTTTCATGCTTTGCAACAATGTTGCATAATTACCCACGTGAACCAGCTCGCTGGCCCAGGTAGGATCCGTCCATAGTCGCGACCAGGTGGGTTCCTGTGCCAGCATTTGTTCATAGTGCTCTGCACTCTGGATCAACTTGTACACCGTCATGTTCAATAGATCAACTTTGAAATAGCCAAGTTGTTCAGCAGTTTCATAGTCAATAGCGGCACAAGCATTGACCGGATCATAAGGAATGTCTGTCACATATACACCGCTGTTGTGACGACGTACCTGTCCTTGATGCATTTGTCTGGCTGGTGTGGCTTGAATCAATGCCAGCAGTTGATCTCTGTCGGCCAAATCAATATCAATATCTGCACTCATCACCAACCTGCTTTCTGTAACATTTCTCGAACATATTCTTGATCAGCCACATAGTCTGCAAACTTTTTCATCCAGATATCCGAATCGATATAGGACCAGATCATGGCAATTTGTGTGGCATCTAGTTCGCTCAAGAACCGTTGTCCACTTTCACAATTATAAATGATCCAAGGACTGATGCGGCCGGCGGTCACAGCATAGACCATAGCATTGGTGTTGCCATAACGCAGGCAATCCTCGGCTGGATTGCCAGTCTCCTCACTCCAGTCTATTGAAAACTCCATGGCTCGGGCCAGGGCATCATTGATGTTTTCTACACGCAGGTAGTCAATCAAGTATTCGGTATAGATGGTGTCTCGACACCAGTGATCAATCTTTTTGTTTTGTTTCAATACCCATTCTACAAATCTTGCAGGATTTACAGCACGGATATCTACACAGTAACGACCAAATTTTACAAAGGCACGATAGTAGGGACTTTCACAAAAGTCATCATAGGTTTTTAACCGGGCACTACCTTGTGTAAGCTCATAGAATTTTAAGTAAGCATGGAATCCCAAGCGCACACCTGGTTCATCTTTTTCCATGCGACGCCGACGCGGCTCGCAACTATGAACTGCAAGACTGCTTTCCTTTATAAAATCCTTTTTACAATACTGACAGGTATAAGTCATTTCTTTGCGTCTTGTCCTGCGGCTTTTAAATAATCATCTATGTCTTTTTTTGTAGTGATCCGGGCCAACAAGTCCAGTTCATCATCTTTGAAATGTGGATACAGCTCGGCCAATTGTTTTCTAACACTGCTGGCACCGGCTTCTCGTTTCTTGGGAGCAATCCACGGATGTCGTTGTGTGCCCAGTGCCGGACTCACTGTGGTGGCTGTGAGCCATTGCAGTCGAGGATGGCGGTTGATATCAAAAAATCTTTTGTTCAATCTCTCGTTGGTGGCAATCACATAAAACTCCTGTAGTTCTTTTGACCCCTGTACCGAACTACCCCAGCGTATCATGAGATAGTTGCTGAATTTTTTGCGTTCTTCGTCGGTGAGATCATCATAGAACTTTCGGTTCTTGCGATCAAACTGGGCCATTTCATTGGCTATGCTTAGTTTATCCACTACCAGGCCTGATTATAGTTGACCACTTCACAGTTTCTGCTGATATCTTTGACAAAATAAACGCAGTCTGGTTTTTTACCTTCGCCCATGGGCACACACAGCATCTGGCCGTTTTTGAGTTTGGGAGCATACCAGGTGACCTCTTGATACACATCAATGATTTCCACATCCAAGAAACTGGGTCTGAAGCTGCTGAGTGGGTTGAACTGAAATGCTTTGAATCCACGATCATTGATGGCAGTCAACGGTAGCACCTCTAAGTCGCCTAGATCGGGTTCGCCAATCAGGATCTGCCAGTCTACGGGCATTTTGATCCTGTGTTCACCTATGCGTAAGACTAGAGCCGGTGCTGTGAAGCTTTCCAAAAAGATCAAGGGTATGTAATGATAATCTGGATCTTTGGGATCACTATTGTCAAATATAGCAAAACGCATGTCATCTACTTCTTCAGGAAGATGATCTAGTTCAAACGGCTCATTGTCCAAGGTTAATATTCTCATACTTGTATAATATAGGATTTATTGCAAAAAGTCAAATTTATTCAATGCTGTTCTAAGATAGTTTAGAAAGTTTTTCCGAGATACAGACACGTATATAATCTCCTCTTTTAAATGTTATGTATTCTTGTCCACCTAGCCCAATGGTAATTGTGTTGGTTGGGACAAGATTGTGTTGAGCACAAATTAGGTTGCTGGACTGTTTATATTTGTCAATTATCCAGTCATGAGAAAATTGATTGAGTAATTGTATGCTTACATACGAATTCAATCTGTCAAACAGGTTGTTGCCTATCAGTCCTGCACTGATGCAATCGTCTACTGAGTTACGAGTAAATCTGATACCCAATCTGAGACAGTTTCCAGAGAGATGCTTGCTTAAACTGACAGAAAAATCTGTAACACAGGCATGAGCCAATGGATAATCAATGCCATGACTGATTCCAAAATAAGCGCCATCGATGAAAACAGGGACCTGCAATTTGTCTGCATGATCTAGCAGTTGGTTGTATCCAGGGTACAATGATCCATTTCCAGAGAATGGAAAACTTATGATTACACAATCGTTTTGATCAAGTTCTGCATCTTCAAGATACAGCATGGATCTATTGTAGGTTGCAGATAGTATACGGGTCAGCACAAAATCACTTCGACTGACTCGGACTCTACGTGTCGAGAAACGTGAAATAAACTCTCCAAACGCCGGAGTTGTCCCGGCGCTGAAACACGAATAGTCAAATTGATTTAGGGCATGTACTGTATTGTAGGATGAATTGTTCAGCCAACTACGCCAGGCTGTGTCTAGTTCAGTATGAGCGACCTGTTGCAATTGGTCAACTGTGATATTGGACATGAGTCCATTGATGAATTCATTGCTTTCTGGAATGTGTATTGGATCGTGTGCCTGTTTCATCTAGATTATTTCCACTCTAGCTTCTCTTGCGTAAAAGGATAATTTGCTTCTCGATAGAACTGTTTGCGTTTGGTCAGGTGTCTTTTGGCAAATTTACAGGTGCTGGTCACGTCCCAGATCTGCACATGATCTTTGTCTTCAGCTTTTCGTATTCCTCGGCCGATGGATTGGATGACCCGGACAAAGCTCTTGCCGGGCTCAACCAGCACCAGATTAAAAATCCTAGGCAAATTAATACCCACAGCAGCAACACCGTAGGTGGCAACAATTATCTTGCCAGTGCTGGTTGCCACTTCGTCATATTCGTCTTGCCGGTCCTTGGCTTTGGTTGCACCGCTGACAAACACTGCCTGGTCTCCCAGCAGGTCCACCAGGGCATGACCTGCGGCCACACGGTCTACCAAGACCAGGGTATTGCCCGTGGCATTGACCTGTGCTATCAATTGTGCCATGGTTTTGAGCCTGTCGGGTTCTTCTAGCAAGAACTTTAGTTCACTTTGATAGTTAGAGAACTCGGCATGATCCACCAACTGTACCACGTTGACATGGCATTGTGCCAAGACACCGCGATCCTGTAACTCGCTGGCACTGAGTTGATTGATCACCGGACCAAGACTACACTTCAATGCCTGGAACTCATAGGGTTCTTTGGGTATGGTTCCTGTGAGTCCCCAACGCAAAGGTATTTTAGCCATTACACCTGTGAGCAAGCTCTTTAATGCATCAGCCTTGGCCATATGCACTTCGTCAACAATAACGCATACCACATCTTCCAAGAACTCACCAATGGTAACATCGCCTACACTGTTCTTGGTATTCTTCAACAGCACATTTAAACTTTGCCATGTACAGATTGTGTGCTGTCGTCCCCACTCCTTGCGGTCGCCAAAGTAAACACCCACATCCTGTTGCATGTTGATGTAGTCCTTTTCTGTTTGCGTTACTAGACTCTTGTTGGGCACAATAACAATGGTCCTGCCATATGGTGCCACGGCATTTGATAATGCGGCTGTGATAACTGTCTTGCCTGCGCCGGTGGCAATCTCTTGTATGCATTGTGGATTCTCAAGAAAGTTGTTGATAATGTCGACTTGATAGTCACGCAGTTCCATTGGCTTGCCTTCTAGGGGATGTCCTGGGCCCCAGGCAATGTGACTGAATGTTTGTTCAGTTACCTTTTCAAACTCAAACGTAGTAGAATAATCACGCTGATCATCCAGCTCAATGTCATAGTTGAACTTTTCCAGTATGGGAATGATCTCTGGCAACAGGTTCACATAAGTGCTGCCACCCAGTTGGAAATAGCTGACCTTGCCATCCCAACGGCCAAGTCTGACCGCGGGCAAGTATCTGGCTCCCGGAACATCATATTTGAATGCATTTACTAAACTACGGCGAGCATCAAGTTCAAGCCCTTCGATCTTGATATTAACTTCGTCTTTTATAATGATTGTGGCTTTTCTCATGTGTGTTTTGCCAGTTCTGAAAATGTAATGTTGAAATCTAATCCACGATATTGATCATGTTGTTGTCTTCGCTGTAGAAACATTTGAAAAAACACACTATCATCTTCATTTTCCAACATTGTTGCCCAGGCATACACATCTGGATAATTGCTCTGTCTAAGATGCTGTGCGATAATATCACGAACCTCTGCAGGCCAAACAGTAGGGCGCATGTGTTTGGGATTATGCACTCGGCCCAACCACGGCCTAGGTAAACCTATATTGTAACACCAAGAAAAAAATTCGTCAAGATAATACACGTTGTATGCGCTTACGGTATGACTGACACTGAGTTTGAGATTGGTCATGTGTTGACTTTTGGCAATGTATTGATCAACATTAAGTACCACCTGGCTCCAATTGGCTGGATATCTTATGTATTCATATCTGTCGCCTACAGCATCTATGCTAAGTTGGATATCAATTTCTTTAAAGCTGTTCCATAATTGCCACCATGAATCATCAGGAAAAATAGTTGAATTGGTAGTATAATGCAGAGTGATTTGCGAAGATCGACCTATATCTATGTAATGTTGCAGTAATTTTTTCTGTTCATCTATACCGCTCAGAAAGGGTTCACCGCCTGGTAGGTCAAGATGTATCAATCCGGGAGCCAGTTGCACAAATCTTTCTACAAAGTCTCGTTTGTAAAATTTAACATGCGGCCAGTCTACATTGTAGATCTCTCTGTATTCTTTTTGCCAACGACTGCTGGCATACGAACTGCATGTTAAACATTTTAAATTACAGGTATTTCCGAACGCTATACTAGCGGTTATGAATTGAGAATCAGTTAATTCAATTTCTTTGTATGTTGCTTGCCAACGTTCCCAGTCCAACTCACGTTTGCTGGCAATACTATTTTGTTCTTCAATCCTACAACGCTCACACCCGGTTGGCCATTTATTGTTTGCAAAGTTTTTTTTGACTTCGGTCAGCATGTCACTGTTCAAGTAATCGGCAATCGAGTCTTGTTGGATATTATAAGTGCGATCGTAATATTGTGTTTGAAATTTACAGCAAGGGCTTATATTGCCTGTTGGGCTGATATCAATATTGGTCCAAGGTGAGTAGCAAAAAGACATTGTGTTAGTATAGCATACTTAGTTGCCAAAGATCAAAAAAACAGGCACCAAAGTGCCTGTTGTAAAATGGGCAGTGTTGCCACTGCCCAGGAGCTACCGATTATGAGTTTTTCATGCAAGTGCTTGCAGCCAAGGCCTTCCAATTGTCTGCACTGACCTTGGTCAAGTCAGCGATCTTCAAGGCCATACGCAGGCTCATTTCACGTAGTCGATCTTTGTTGGCATCCATGAAGTTTAGGATTTCGTCACCTTGTTCTGGGCTGAAATCATAGTCATTGAACAGTTGTCCTTGGCGGAAGATCTGCTTGATACGCAAGAAACGATCACGCATGGTATTGAGAGTCAAGTCCAAGAAGTGGCAACGACTCTGCAAGGCTTCCAAATGGTCTTGCAGTTTCTTGCTTTTGAGATTGCTGAACTGCAAATTGGTGATGAAGATACAGGCACCTTTGAAGTCAAAGCAGTCAGGCACACCTTCACGGCGCAACATGGCCGAGTCTGAGTTCCAGTAGATCCTGCGTTTCTTGCCTGAGTCCAGGGCGGCCTTGAGAATGTTCAAGCTCAAGTCATCTTGGAACACTGAGTCACAGTCGTCAAACACCAAAACGTTGTTGGGATCTGAGTGTTTGTACAGAGTGCAGTAGAGACCAATGGGAGTCATGGCACCTTTGATCACTTCATACTTGATCTTGCGACCACTGAGTTTGTCAAACAAGCCAGACTTCTCCAGTTGTTTTTCTACACCGTAGCTCTTGCCCACACCAGGAGGGCCAACCACGATCATGGCTCGCACATCACCGGCTATGGTAGCCTTGGTCATCTGATCCAGGATATCAAATCGTTGTTCAATTCGATCCATGACTTGATCATCAGTTTCTGCTGGTTCCACAGACTGGACGGTGACCTTGGGTGTGTCCACAGGTTGGCCACCGGCGAATTCTAGATCTTCAATGCTGTCTACTTTGATACGAACCACTTCGGGCACTTCTGGGCCAAAATAGCCATCTGCTTGCACTGTCACATAGCCTCCTTTGGCACCAGTTTGAAAACCCTTGACCAGGTTAAAGATCATACCGTTTACGGGTTGATTGCGATATGACCCATTTTTAATGAGAATAGTTGACATACTTCTAGCTCCTTCTTTGATTGTTTTAATAATACTATTATAGCAAATGGGTTATTTCTTGTCAACCATGCTGTTTAAGTGGTCTTTGTACTGGAAGTGTGACAATAAAACTGAATAGATTGTGTAAAGACATGCGGTGATGCCCATAACTGCCAACCCAATCACAAACTGCTCTGGAGTCATAACAGTGGCCAGATATTGGAAAGCGAATGCCACTGCCACACAAACTGCACCAAAACCAGTGGTCAATATTCCTGCTTTGAACTTTGAATTCATACTTGCTCTTTCTATAAAAGTGTTGCGTAAAAACTACATTATGCTACAATTATAGCAGGCAAACAATTATTGGTCAAGCCATAAAAAAACCCTACAAGAAGTAGGGTTTTTTTTGTGCGTGAAAATCTAAGACTGAGAAACGTCCAGATTAAAGCTGATTGTAGACCCTGCAGGAACTGTCCACCACCACATGCCCTGCAAATCGTCACCTCGTGCTACTGGTAGGCCATTGATCAATACCGCGCTGACCGGATCTGGCTGACCTTCGCCTACCGGGCCAAAATCAGTGGGTCCACCCTGTATTGATACTGTCAAATTATGTTCAACCAATACAGCTCGATATTGTGGTCCAGTTGTGTTTGGGTTTTCCAAAACGTCAATATCTGTTTGATTTAGCGTGGGTACAGCCAGTCCGGGTATCATATATATGGCGTTGCGTTGTGTTCTGGTGCTGGATGCATCAGTTAACACGGCTAGTTGTTCTTGCGAATATATAGGATTTGTTATAACGCTATAATTTTGCAATATCTGAGAAAATATCACTGTGCCGTTATTGACTTGATGAGTAATTGGAATAGTACCACTAAATGCTGTATCTACAGTCATAGTAAACAAAGCGGTGGGAGTATACAACAACTCTTGACTTATTGGCAATGGCGGTGGGGTAGAATCAACAGCGGCAACTGAACCAGAAAATATCACTGCCCCATTCGCTGTGGACTGTATAACAGCCGGGGTTGCTCCATATGCTAACCCTTGAAAAGCTAAAGTTTTTTGTGCCATTTTTGTATCTCCTAGATAGTTATTTATCATTGCCAGTGTTGCAGGATAACCGAATCAGTGATTTCTGCAGGTTTTGGATTTCCGTGAAATACTAATACACTGGCGCTGTTTGAGATCTGGGTACCGGTTCCTGGACATTTGTGGCGTCGACGGCGAAAATCATAGCCACCGTCCAGGCACTGCCAGCGCCAACTTTGTACCCGATTCACATCTAGATATCTGCACTGATTTGGCTGGATTGTTGCAGTCAAAAAGTCCTGATCTCCATGATGGCGTTTTACCATGTTGTCCAGGCCCTGGGCACAGAAACTGTCCCACACATGTTGATAGTGGGCGGTATTCCACCACATGACACTGGAATTTATACCCACGTGATTGGCACGCCACAAATACTTGAAATCTCTCACAGTCCAAAAGTTATCCGGCGACTGATGACAGATCCAATCTATGTTGCTAACTATCACTGTGTCTAGATCAAAATACAGCAATGGACCCGAATGATGTTCTGGGTTAAACAACTGCATTTTGTACCACCATCCGCGATTAGCACGTTTCAGTTGCCATGGCACCAGCTCATGCTTGATCATGGGTGCAGGCACTGTTCTTTCGGCTTCGGTATATACATGCAATCTTATGCCTGCAGAAATATTACGGCTCAACATGTTGTATAAACGTTCCACGTAAGACCAATCATATCTGTCGCCGTGTATAACACAGGCACAATCTATGGGTCCGGTAATCACGGTCTCAGGCGCCAACATTTGATCTACTGTGGGCTGACGTTGTGCTAGTTTGTGTGCTCGTTTGGCCAGTTTATCCAATTTGTGTTTCCAGACGCTGTAGCCACAATCCAGAACCAATTTCTGGCAAGATGTATTCGGTATGGCAGATTTCTACCAGCCACTGATCTCTATCTGCTGTGTAAGGCCGGTCAATATCGGCCATGCCGATACTCACAGGATAGGCCAGACTGGAACTATCAACTATGGGTCTAGTTCCGGCCAATGCAGCCTGTATGCCTGGGCCAGAATTATGATTGACCATGGCATGGCAATCAAAGGCCAAGTTGTAGCTGTCATAGGTATTGGCAATTTTTTGTGGCTGTTCTATGACAACATCCGGAGGCAAATGCACCAGGCCGGCCCAGTTCAAAGGACTACGTGGGTGGGGGCGCACCACAATAGGACGGTCTGTGACTGTGCGTAGTTGTTGTACTTGTTGCACCACCCAACCTTCCATGCTGACCAAACCCACTGTCTGCAGACTACGGGCATGTTGCGCGGCTATGACGATCCTGGGATTGCGGCTGACATTGATGGCCAGGCTGATGCCCAGTTTTCTAGGACGGTCCCAGTCCAGGTTTTCTGTGTGTCCGTAGTAACCATTGGACGTGATGGAGTTTAGGGCTATCTTCCAAGTTTCGCCACGATACAAGGCACCTATATCTATGACAATGACTGGACGACCCAGACTTCTATAGTGACTCCACACTGCCTGATTGGCGGCCATACGGCCTGACCACAATACCGACCATATTACTACAGCATCTGCATCCATGCTGTTTGGTTCAATGGTATGGCCTGCGTTGCGTAGGCTATCTAGCATGGCCTGCACGACAGGAACACTGTTTAAAGCACATTGATTTGGAAAGTAGGCCACACGCATACGGTTAAATATATTTAACTATGATGCTACCACCACTACACGGAAACCTAGACCAGAATCAATTTTTTATATATGCAGCCGCCGATGCTGTTTATTTTGATAGATTTGGGCCTGCATTGGCCAACAGCGTGGTTAGAAACACTGATCACGGAGTGCATTTTCATTTATATGATCCTACGCCAGCTCAATTAGAATATTGTAAAAATACCGATCGAATTAGTGTAACTTGGGAAACTACTGCACCAGGGCAATTTGACTCAGCCTTTGCGTTTTGGGGTAGGACTGATTTACCGGAGCCATACCACAGTAGAAAAAACAAAATGTTAGGCCTAAAACAATTCACAGATAATGCCAATTTGTCAGCCTGGATCAAAAAAACCTATTATGCTTGTATGAGATTTGTGCGCTTGCCCGAAATAGTTACTACCCCCAGGCGATTTTTAGAGATTGATATAGATGGACTAGTGCGTGGTACATTTGAAACCCAATTTGCAGACGATGGTGAAAAGGATTTTTATCTATATCAAAAAGAAAAAGGTGGACATTTGGCTGGTGCTATCTTGTACACTGACAAACCAGAGTGTTTGCAGTTTGCACAAAAATTAGCGGCAGTCATAAAAGAACAAATTGAGCAAGATAACATTTATTGGTTCCTAGATCAACACAGCCTAGATCGTGTCATAGTTGATTATAAAAAAGGATTATTGCCCATATCATATGTAGATTGGCGTATGCAACCCACCAGCAGTATATGGAGTGCTAAAGGCAAACGCAAAGATCTAGAAATATTTAAAAAAGAACTAAGAAAATATCAATGAAAACCATATTAATAACCGGCCATGAAGGATTCATAGGCCGGAACACAGTAAAATTATTAAAACACAAATATGAATTTGTATTATATCCAGGAGATATACGAGAATTTGCATTTGATGGACATTGCGATCTTGTACTACATCTAGCAGCTTTGGCAGGTGTACGGGCCAGTTGGCAAGATCCTGAGGCATACTGGGCCACTAATGTAATGGCCAGTCAACTTATTTTTAACTGGGCAACTGAAAATAATAAAAAAGTGTTTTATGCTAGTTCATCATCAATTTACGAATGGTGGCTAAATCCCTACGCTACCACTAAAAAATCCATGGAACAATTATCACCAACAAACAGTACAGGCATGAGATTCCACACCGTGTGGGGTAGTGATAGTCGACCTGACATGTTTTATGACATGATGCTCAAAGGAAAAATACAATATCTAACCACCCATGAAAGAGATTGGACCCACGTAGAAGATGTAGTTAGTGCTATCGATCTGTTAATTAATTTAGATCAAACTCCGCGATATCTTGATATAGGCACAGGAACTGTTACACGAGTTGATCAATTTGCGCAAAGTCGAGGTTTTGGTCATTTACCTATCAAAGAAACCACAGGAGAAAGATTACATACCCAGGCCGACATTGGCTTTTTACAATCTCATGGGTGGATGCCTACTAAAAATATCATGCGCGATGGCTAAAAATTTAATTTATCAAGTAGCTGTAGGTAAACCTAATCCCTTATACGAAATCTGCATTGCCAGCGTGGCCTCTTATTGTCAACGTTGGGGTATTGAGCATCGCGTACAACATGAGCCTATTCTTCGTATACGACCATTGCATAGTTTTCGCAGTGAAGGTGCAGTAGAACGACTGGGCTATCTGCCTATATTTGAAAAAGAAAATGCGTTTGATTTTTTGGATCAATATGATGCTGTGTGTATTGTTGATAGCGATATCTACATCATGCCCACGGCGCCCGATATATTTGATCAACTAGGAGATGCGGTGTTTGGCGCTGTAGCCGAGCGTGACATGCCATTGACTGAACAACACAAGAAAAAGATTCGTAAATATAGTGAAGGACAATATGGTCCACTAAGATCAGAAGCAGATTTTCGTTGGAATAATCTTGGTGCTGAATTTTACAATATGGGTCTGATGTTGTGCAAGAATCAGTTACAATCATATTTAAACGCACAAAATTCAGAACAATTTATACGCAGACCAGAGTTTGAAAGATTTGTAAATGGCGAAGGAAATTGGCGGTGGAGCACTGACCAAACTCTGCTAAACTATTGGATTAAACATGATAATGTGCCTACTAAAAATTTAGATTGGCGTTGGAATGCCTTGTACCGTGGCATAGAAGATCAATATTTGTCAGACGCTTACTTTGTACATTTCTTTCTAGCGACACACATTCCTGCAGACAAAAGTATCAATCAAATCATTACAGAAATCCACAATTTATGAAAGCTCGTGTTATTACCATCATCGGCCACGAGTATTCAGAACATATGGCACAACGTTGTATCAGCAGTGCCGCAACTCATGGTCTCGAGGTAGAACTTTTTCCTGCTGTTACAGCAAAAAATGTGCAGGAAATAATGCAACAGGAAAATCTACGCTGGTCGTGGGCCGATAATAATACCAAAGAAACTGTGTGTGTCTACACCAGTCTGCAACAATTTCCATATCGTGCTAAAAATGTGCTGACTAAAATGGCTTGTAGCATGAGTCACTATTTACTGTGGAAAGAGTGTGCAATCGGCAATGACCCTATGTTGATTCTTGAACATGATGCTGTTTTTGTGAGACCACTACCCAGTATCGAATTCAACGGTGCGATACAAATCAATGATCCTTGCGGTGGTGGATATCATGGAAAAGAGCACAGTAATATTATGACCCAGCGTGGCACCGAAGGTGCACATCCACTAACACGTAAACGTGAACACGACAGTCGAATCCCCGACGGCTTTTCAGGCAATAGTGCTTACATAGTTAAGCCCCGGGCAGCTGAAAAATTTATTAGGGCTTACAAGAAATATGGAGTATGGCCCAATGATGCCACTATATGCTTACAACTGTTTCCGTGGTTAGAAGAATATTATCCTTTCATCACAATAGTTAAGCAAAGTCAGAGCACTAGCACTGCATAAATATAGGCTAATATTATGAAAATATATCAATACCAAACCCACGACGAGTATGTAGCGGCCCAAATTGAAGCCAATGTAAGAAAAATTAATAATATTTGGGTTGATCGAGCAACTATTAAACAAATAAATCAGCGTCAGCCTACTGCAAAAAATATACTGTGCCACGGCACTAGGAATGCTGCTGAACAAAAATTCTTTAAAGAATTTTATCCCAACGCTACCATTATTGGTACAGAAATATCTCATACTGCTACCAAGTTTCCAATGACTGTACAATGGGATTTTCATAATGAAAATCGTGAATGGGTTGGGCTGTTTGACATTGTATATTCCAACGCAATTGATCATAGCTACAATCCAACTCAAGTTTTAACAACTTGGCGAAATCAACTTGATGTCAATGGAATATTGTATATTGAACACGCTTATACTGAAATTGACAATTATAGCAGGGCCAGTGATCCGTTAGAAATACACGATGAGGAAATTAGATATCTAGTTGATGCATTAGATATGACGATTGATGACACTTTTGAGACCACTGGTATCAAAGGTCGGTGCCCTAGTAGAGTGTACATTATAAAGAAAAAGGATTAAAATGTTACCAACAAAAGTTAACAAAAAAGTAATAAGAGAATTAAGAGAAGTTGCTGCATCTACGCCACCTGGTGCTTTTGTAGAGATAGGTGTGTATCAAGGAGGCACCGCTTGGCATTTTTGCGAGATTGCTCAACAACAAAATAGAGAAGTGTTCTTGTACGACACTTTTGAAGGTATTCCTTTTCAAGATGAGATTGACCATCATAAAGTTGGAGATTTTAGTGATACTGATTATGAAACGGTCAAATCTGCGTTGCCATATGCTACTGTAGTCAAAGGAATATTTCCAAACAGTGCTGTTACTATGCAAAATATTGCTTTTGCACATATTGACTGCGACCAATATCGTGCAATTAAAGATAGTGTAGCTTATTTGTTGCCGCTTATGGTACCAGGTGGTATTATTTGGTTTGATGATGTAGTACCTTGGATTCCAGGAACTATGATAGCCATTAAAGAAATGTTTGGTGATGACTACATCCAAAGCAGAACAAGAAAAGTCTATGTTATAAAGAAATAATATGTTAATTCCAAATTTTAATCAATGTAATAGTTTACTCGAGTTTTATAATTACGCCTGCGAGTGTTTTGTTAAAGAATACGGGCCAGAATTTATCTTGTATTACCAGCATATACAACGTCTAATAACTGAATGCGACAGTTATAAAGAGCTCGGAGTGTTGTCGGGTGTGAGTGCTGCAGCCGCTTGGGTAGGAAATACAAATTTAAAATATATTGAATTAGTTGACGTTAACTTTGATACTATAGCTCCTCATCGTCATTTGTTTGAACAAGAATGTGAGGACCGTTTAGTGTTCAATCATAACAGTAGTATTGATGCCAATGTTCCGGTGTCAACAGTAGACATGCTTATGGTTGATAGTATACACACCTATAAGCATGTCTGTGCTGAAATTAAACTGCATGCACCAAAAGTAAACAAATATATTGTATTTCATGATGCCCGATATCCTCCTATTAAAAAAGCAATTGATGAATTTGTAGCTAGAGGCGATTGGGAATATGTAGTGTATGATGATCGTAGTTTTGGTTACGCTATTATTAAAAGAAAATAATTAATGAAAAATGTTGTTATGCGTTTCTGGAGTACAAGAATTCCAGATCTTCAATATAGTTGCCCTGGATTTGGAGACATAGTTCATAGTTGTCTTTTGACTTACCTTTACGGGCAGGCGCACGGTGAGGCCGCAACCTTACATATTGCAAGTCATCAATATAATCGAGACAAACCTACTACCTGGAACGAAGTAATTAAATTATTTCCAAAAGACACTGTATTTTTAAAACCTTATAAAACTTCTACAATGACTGATCAAGCGTTCCTTGATCTTGTGTTGGCCGATCATCCCAATGCTGAATTACATTACTATCAAAAATATCCGGGCAAACTACAAAAACCGTTACATCCATTTTTTTGGGTCGACGATTACTTGATTGCTGAAAATTTTCCTTGTCTTGATTCAGACGATGTAAGTAATTCTATTTGTTTACCTGAAAGTTTTGCTACTATGCAAATAGATGCAACAAGTATTCAACGGCGTCCTACACAAGAGCAAGTGGATCAACTGTATAAAAAATTTGCCGATCTAGGATGTGAAATAGTCGTTGTAGGGGGCGACGCTGTTGATCCGGCTTTACGTAGAGCAACCGGCGCTGGATATGCAATGAGTCGGGCCAAATATCACATTGGAGTTGACAGCGGATATTTACATCTAGCTCAACTTTACTTTCAGCCCAAAAATATCTATCTTTATACCAATCGCAACGAAAATGCGTGGGAACACCATCTTAAGATGGCTCGAGACAATGGATG